GAGGGACTTGAAAATTTAGAGCAGATGAATGCAGAGGGTGGTGGAACTAATCAACCAATTATCAAAGATGGTACAACATATGCACAGGGTGGTGGAGCTATAGAGGTTAAGGGAAGTTTTAAAATTACTAATTACAGTGGAGCAACCAGCGTTACTGCTGATTGGATAGAGCCAATTAGGGTAGACTCAGGTTCTCTAGCAGCTACAACATTGTGGTCCGAAGGTGCATTTAGTAGTGTTCAGGGTTATCCTGCTGCTGTTTGTTTTTACCAAAGTCGAATTTGGTTTGGTGGCACAGACAATCGCAAGCAAACTATTTGGGGATCTGCAATTGATGACTTTAAGAATTTTGGAACAACATTCCCCAATGTGCTGGCAAGCGACGGTGTTAGCTACACTGTGTCTAGTGTGGAGCAGAACAAAATAAGATGGATGCTTGGCAAGGATGCTTTGCTAATAGGAACATCTGGAGAAGAATATTCTGTGCGTGGTGCAGACAGCAATGCCGTATCTGCTACCTCTGCTCCCTTAATTGAGGTTCAAAGTTCTATTGGCAGTGCGTACATACAACCGAGACAGGTTGGGGACAGTGTTGTTTTTGTTAGCCCAGAAAGACAACGTTTATATGAGATTTCCTACAACTGGAGAGCTAGGGGGCACGTTACTGAAGATTTAACTAGGCTTAACGCTAAAAACACTGGAGCTACTGGTCGGGCGTACACCCAAATTGCTTACAGCCAAGATCCGTATAGGATATTGTGGCTACCCAACACAGGGCAAATTGATTGCTTGATTTGGGAAAAGCAAGAAGATGTTCAAGCTTGGTTTGAACGCAAGCCAAACGAAAATGAACTAGACCAGTTTTTGAGTGTTGCGTCGGTTTACGGACAAGATGAAGATGACGTTTGGGTTGTTTATCGTAATTATATTACCGGAGCTTTGGACAGCAAGATCCAAATAATGCGTTTGCGTCCCTCCGAGAATACGAGAAATTACCAATGGTTTTTAGATGCTGGCACGGTTGTAACTGGGGCAGAAAGCGACACAACGTATCCTGACCCCGACCTTGGCAGCGAATTTACTCTTGTTACGGGAGCAGAGCATTTAGGCTCCTACTCGTCGTTAAGCGGAACTATTAGCTCTAGTGGCACAACAGTAACTGGAACATCAACCACTTTTACTTCCGATCTTTCCGTTGGAAGCTACATTAAAGCCGGTGGCAAAACTCAACGTGTGGCGTCAATTGATAGCGACACTTCTTTGACCACGACAAACGCTTTTAGTCCAGCATTGTCTGGGGCTTCGTTTGAGCTTGCCCGTGGAAGGGATGATGTTTACGTTTTGGGCAATGGATTGGTTCTTGGCCCATACCAGGTACACGGAGATAGGTTCAGCGTAGATGGAGAGTTTAGCTCTGGTGCCCATTCAATTATTTACGGAATAGCTTACCCATCAGAAATTGAGACAATGAAGTTGCGGGCACCAGCAGGCGACGGCATGTCTCGAAGCAAAAACAAAAGGGCAGTTAATGTAGGGGTTGGTTTCTTTAGAACACTAGGTGGAGACATTGGTGTAAGGTATGACTACGAGGATGGTCAAACAGGAGAAAGCTCTTACGAGATACAATTTCGCACACCCCAAGACAACATGGACACAGCGATTCCGGTGTTTACAGGCGAAAAGATTTTGCCATTACCACATGGGAACTTTAGATTCTTTTCTTTATTTTACAAACAAACTAAACCACTTCCCGCGACAATACAATATATGTCGCCACAAATTCTACCTAAAGGACAATAATGGGAGACTTCGCACAAGCTATATTTGGCGGCATAGAAGGCGGTGCCCAAATTGCAATGGGCCGCCAGCAAAGAGCGTTAGCTGAACACAATGCCAAAATTGCAGAACTAGACGCACAGCAAGTTTTACAGGATGCCGAGCAGCAGGCATTTACTGAGTTGCAATTAGGTCGCATTATTGTTGGTGAGCAAAAGGCTGGATTTGCAGCAGGCGGTGTTGCGACAACCACCGGCACACCTGCAGTTTTAGCCGCCCAAGAAGCCGCTATGGCTGCTCAAAGGGTTGGAAGTGTTATGCTGCAGGGTCAAGCCGAAGCTGCTCGTTTGAGGCGTGGTGCTGACGCTATGAGGTTTGAGGGGCGTAGTGCCCAACTTGCTTCTACTGTCGGAGGTTTGACGTCAATAGGTAGAGGAATATATAAGACACAAAAGATTCGAAACAGCACAACTAAAGCTGAGCCAACCAAGCCAACTAAGCCGTTTAAACCAGTCATAGATACTCCGTTTCTTAAGAGCAATTAGTCATGCCTAAAATACCAACAAGCCAACCACAAGACGTTAAGTTTAGGCCATCTACCGGTGGGCAAATAAATTTAAGCTCTCAAGACTCATTTTTTCGCAGCATTGCTTCTGCATCTCAAGAGGCTGGTCAATTGTTTGAACAAGCTCGTGCTGAAAAACAAAAGTTAATAGACCAAAAAGCAATTAACGAACAAAAAATAAACCAAAGAGAATCGCTTAATAATCTTAACGCTTCACTTGCAGACCCAGAAATCACTTCCGATGAGTATGGGGGAGTAATAGATAATTGGTATAAAGAAAATCAAGAGTTTATTACTCCGGTTGGAATATCAAAAACATTAGCTGAGTCTTTAAAACAAGATCATGCTGGGTTCTTGCAAATTGGAAGGTCAAATGCCGAAGTTAAAACTGTTGAAAAATTACAAACAGAAACTCTTGCAACGGCAAATGCTGTTGCTGAAATTGCTTTAGAAAGTCTAAACTGGCAAGAAGCCATAGATGTTATGGCACCTTTTCAGTCTCCAGGGCAAGCCGAAGCTTATGCAAAGAAGGTTGAATTCTTAAAAGCCAAACACGCTAAAACAAGTCGCAAAGAAGCCGCAGAAGCAGTTTTTGCAACGGCAAGAACCCCCGAAGAAGTTAGGGCAGCAGGCAAGGAATTGCTTGCAAGTGAGGCTATTCTTACCCCAGAAGAAATGGAACGCAGGATTGCCGACAGATTAACTGAAGTAAAATTAGAGGACTACGACAAAACAAAAGATGAATACCGTGAGAAAAGCAATCTTGCTGTGGCACAAAATAATGATGCTGAATTGGAGAGAATGGTTGAAGAGCTTGAAGAAATTCTTGGCTCAGATGATCCATTTGTAGATCAAATAAGAACCCAATTAACAAGAGTAACCACAAATCAGGCAAGTGCTTTTCATTATCTGTCAAGACAATCAGAACTAGAAGTAATTACTCAAGCTGATATAGACAGAGCTGTAGAGCTAAATCTTATTTCAGAAGGAGATGAAGATTTCTTTAATAAAAGAGTAGCAGAACTTAGGATTATAGCAAAAACAGAAGAGCAACAAAAGAATGAAGAAAAAGCTAGGAAAGCTTTACAAGAACAAATTGACAACGAGGATAAAGACCCTCTTTTTAGAGAAATGCGGGGCACTCTCGATAAGCGATTAGCCGAGTGGTTTAGTAGGAAAATTACGAGTAAAGGTCAGCTTATTTCTTCGAACGAAGTAACAGAGTTTGCGAACCGTATAAACGGTCTTAATATAACACCAAGACAAAAAGCCATTTTAACAAGTCGCCTAAGCGAACTTCAAGCAATTGCAACAACTAATTATAATCCTGATGGTTGGTTTGGGTTTGCTCCACTTGACGATCAACAACAAGCAGAAATGGGTAGGTTGGCTCAGCTTTACTCAAAACATGCTTATCCCGCCGGAGACATATTTATAAACCTTCCAGATTATTCTTACGAAGAAGGCGTAATTTTTAACTCTTTATCAGTAATGCAAGAAACCATGAACAGTATATCGGTGAAAATGCAACAAGGTGAAAAAACAATAGATGGCATGTCTTTTGATGAATATGCAAAAGGACAGGCAAAAAATGCTTTGTCGGGAATTTACAAAATTCAATTCAAGCAAAGGATGACTGGAGAAGAGCAAGATAATTCAGATTAAAACTAAATGCCCAGGGATAGATACAGTGAGTTTCTTGCAGATCCATTGGTAGAAGAAACCTTTGAATCTGAAGAAAGAGTTTCTGGAACGGAAGATGCTTTTCTTGAAAGGTCTTATGGAGATGATGTTTTTGTTCGAGAAATTTTAAGAAATGAAGAATACTCAGAGCCTTCAGATGTTCTTTTTACGGAAAGAATAGATAAAGAACGCCAAAGAAGAATTAAAATAAGGGAAGCAGAAGCGGCTTTCCAGGATACAAACGAACGAGAAAAATTCAGAAAATCACTATCTGAATCGGTTTCTGCTTGGTCAAAAAACGTTCCTGGCGGGGGAGTAGTTTCAACTTTTGTAGATTTTTCTATTTTTTTAGACAGATTAGCTAGTCTTCCTATTCAGGCCCTAACAGAAACTGGGCTTAAAGGCATTTCTGGGACTGCTGAATTTTCATTAACTTTGCCCCCTTCTGCCGGTGTTGGTGCCCCAGGGGTAAGGAGACCAGAGTTAATTGAAAAAGCAAAACAGCCACTAGAAGAAGATCCTCTTATTAAGTCTATAGAGGAAATTATTGAAGATTTGCCAGAAGATTTGGGAGTATCCCCAACTTATGCTGCAAGCAATTTTGGGAAATTTGTTTCAATGGCAACTCAGCTTGGAGGGGGAATTGGACTTTCTGTAGTAAATCCAGGGTTCGCTGCTGCAGTATTTTCTTCGTCCTCATACAAAGAAGCTGTTGATATTTACGATGAGTTTGCTGAAAACCCTAACCCAGAAGACAGGAATACGGCTGGGTTGATGGTGGCGATACCAACTTTAATTGCGACTAGACTTGGCGGCGAAGCAAGCATTGCAAAGTTTTTAACTAAAATGACTCCAAGCACTAGAAGGCAGTTGCTTGGTCAGGTTTTTGCTAATTCGTTTAAAGAAGCAACCGCCGAACAGGGCGAGTTGTTAGCTATGCGGTTTATGATGAATCGCATGACAAGCTTGGATGTTGATTATTTTGATAAAGAAAATCTTACAAATGCAATTATATCTTTAGTTGCTGCTGGAGGATTTCAAAGCGGAAAACTTTTTCAAGGAATGAGCGGAAATTTAAAGTCTGTTCTTGATGGGGAAAATTTTAGCCAAAGATCATTTAAGCAACTTACTAGAAATATAGATGCAGCAGAATTTACTTCTGGCATAGAAAATCCAGCGATAAGGGCTATTGCGGTTGAAGCGTTTAATGGAAATGTTGAAGCTCAGCAAACCCTTGCCAGTTTGTTTGACCTGGACCAACAGCACTCAAAAGCGGAAGTTGCCAAAGAACCTGACATGGTTGAGACAACTAAAGCTCAGCCTAAAGTAGATGAAACTGTTGGCGTTGAGCTTGAGGGCAAAGCAGAGACTCGGGAACCCTCGCGTGTCGAGCAAGCCACTGAGGACGCTAGCCATATCGCTGGAGCTACGCAAGCCACTATTTTTACTGACACGGACACGGGTGGAAAGCTAAGGGTAATCGAATTCGAGGACCCCGCTAAGCTACCATCGGTAATGGAACTCGAAGTGCCAGAGGCTAACCGGAGGCAGGGAGGTGCCCGCCGCATGATGGATGCAGCACTAGAGAAATTCGGCAAGATTCAGGGGCAGGTGTCCAGCGAGGGTGCATTGCGACTGGCGTATGACAATGGTCGTCGTCCCGCAGACAACCCAGATGCTACCTTTGAGGAGAGCTTAGCCATGATGAAAGAACACTCTTCCGTGAACATGGTAAGTACGAGTGAGGCAGCCAGTGTGTCCAGAGAAATGCCAATTCGCCCTGGCGATGTTCCTAAAGCCGATCCTAAAAGCTCAGCAACTCAAAGAGGAAAGGCAACAGAGCCTACTTATAAAAAAATAATTCCAGAATTAAAAGGCAAAGTTTTAGACTATGGAGCCGGAGAAGGAGTCGGAACAGATACTATGAGTAAGTCTGGTCTTGACGTCACCAGCCATGAGCCGTTTCCAGACAAATGGAAAGGGGAGGCTCCTCCCGACTTTGCAACACCAGAATCTGCATCAGAAATACCGAGCAATTCTTTTGATTCCATTGTTTCTTTTTCTGTTTTAAATGTAGTAAAAAAAGATGTTCGCGATTTTATAGTAGAAAACATAGGCAGAGCCTTGGCCCCTGGCGGCAAAGCTTATATAACGGCGAGAACGCCTTCTGATGTAAAAAAGGCAAAAACGAAATCTCCTGTAGAAGGAGAGGAAAATGCTTTTATTATAGGCAAAGGAGAAAAGACGACGTTTCAAAAAGGCTTTACCCAATCCGAGCTTGAAACATACGTTAAAGAAACTCTTGGCGATGGGTTTGAGGTTAAGAAAAAAACTGGACTTAGTGGATCGTCAATAGAAATTACTAAAATTGCAACCAAACCAGAAACCAAACCCGAGCCTTCTGACCTTGGTGAAGTTAAGCTTTCTCAAGAACAAATTAAACTTGATAGGGAAAATCTTGGACTTGAAGAAATGGATGGTCCAACACAGCGAAAATGGAAAAATCTAAACGCTGAAGCAAAAGAACAGCAACTTGATTTACAAGCAATGAATCTTGTCGCTGAGTTAGAAAAAAATCCTCGTGTAATTACTGACTTGGAACATTCTGCTTTGTTAATTAAAGAAGCAGATTTAAGAAATAAATATGATGAAGCTTTGGACCAAACCAGGCAGCTTCAAGATGAAGGGAAATTTGAGCAGTCAGCAGTTTTAAACAAAAAAGCAGACGAAATACTTGCTGACATAGATAGGTTGTTAATCGCTTCAGCTAGAAGTGGAACCGAGGCTGGTCGGGCATTGGCTGTCAGAAGAATGGCTGTTGATAGGGATGATTTTTCTGTCACCAATATGACCATAGTTGCAAAGGCCAACAAAAAATCAGATTTAACTTTAGAGGAAAAAGAACAAATTAAACAAATTTCTGAGCAGGTTAATGACGCTAAAAAAGAAGTTAATAAAGTTATAAAAAGAAATAATGAAGCTTTAAGGTCTGGAGACCCAGAGGCTGATTTGCCTGATCGCGAATTTAATTCTAAAGTTAATCGGGACGCCAAGTTAAATAAAAACAACAAAACAAAAAGCAGGATTAAACTTCTTGAAAAACAACTAGAAATTGTTCGTCAAAGATTTGTAGACAAAAAAGCTCCTAAAGAAGTAGAGGGAAGAAAGCCTACTAAAAAAGAACAGGAACTGTTGGATAAGATTGCTTTTTACAAAAAAGGTGAAGCAGAGGCTGGCCGGATAGCAGTGCTTGAGGAAAAGCTTGAAAAGTTTTCCAACCTAGAAAAGAAGGGGGACATAGAAGCTATACGTCAAGAAGTTGGCAGGCCCCCAAGATGGGTTAGCAAAAAAGAAGTTGAAACATACGAGAATAAACTTAGAGACGTTGTTAATAAAAAAAGAAAACGTCTAAGAAAAGAAGTTTCAGATGCTGACAAACAAAATCTTACAGGAGAATTAGCCGCAGCTTATGCCGGCTATAAGATTGAAGCTAAAAGAGCTAGAAGGCTTCAAGAATCTTATCGTAAATGGACAGCAAATAGAATTTGGAGCGAAGCAGTTGCTTTGCCAAGAGCGTTAATGGTAACGGGTGACGCCGGTGCTGTGTTTAGGCAAGGTCTAATTGCATCAGTAAGAAGACCCCGTGTTGCCGCAAAGAGTCAAATTCAAGCGTTTGCTGCAGCATTGAACGACCGTAAGTTTTTTGAAATAGACTCTATGCTAAAAGAGGCAGATCCACAAGCTCAAGCAATAAGGGATGAAGCAGGTCTTTATTTAGCTGACCCGTCTAAGGGAGGGTTGAAATCAAGGGAAGAAGCGTTTACTTCAAGATGGATTGAACATATTCCTGGAATTAAATATGTCGCTGCATTCTCAGAAAGACACATGACCACTACCCTCAACCAACTAAGAGCTGGTGCGTTTGACCAATTTGTTGCAAAACATCCTAATTCTACTTTAGAAGAAAGAAGAGCCTACGCTAGTTTTATAAACAATGCTACTGGTCGCGGAAATTTGGGTAAATTCGAGCGATCTATTGACGGCTTAAATAAAATCTTTTTTGCTCCAAGGTACGCTGCGTCTAGGTTTACCGCTCCAGTTTTGCCAGGTGTTTATTTAGCTAAAAAGTCTACTAGACTAGCGGGCAGAGAAGCTTTATATGATTGGGCAGCTTTAATTGGAATTGCAAGTACGGTTTTTGCTTTAGCTGATGCGGCAGGAGCAGATGTTTCTTTTGACCCCGATAGTCCAGATTTTCTTAAAATTAGAGTCGGAAACACTCGTTATGATGTTTTGGGAGGTGTTGCACAATCAGTAAGAATGATGGCACTAGGCCCCAAGGCATTTGCTGAAAGACAGCTAAATGAAGATAACGTAGAAAACTTGTTTACCGCATATTCTAGGTTTTTTACTTATAAACTTTCTCCTGGCGTAACTATTCCAATTACAGCTTTGGGCGGTGCAAATGTTATAGGTCAAGAGCAAAATCTTGCAGAACAAGCAGCCGCTGTTTTGCCGCTTGTTTACGCTGAGGCTTATCAAGTTTGGCAAAATGAAGATTCCTTATCCTTGGGAGCAACGGCGGGGGCAGCAGGATTTTTTGGAATTGGAGTTCAAAATTACGACCGAAGGGATTAACTTTTTACTTGACAATTAAACATTATTGTGGTATAATACGCCACATTCCTCATAACAACCAATACGAATTATGGCACAAACACTAGGATCACCAGCAGAAGTTTATAAGACAGTAACTCCCCACGACACTAACAGGGTGTATACTGACTCTAAGTTTCAGTGGATATATGTAGGTGGAACGGCTGGAAACGTTGTTATAAACCCTGGAAACGGGCAAAGCAACGTAACCATTCCTTCGGCTGCTAACAGCTACCACCCAGTGCAAGGCACTCACATTCTATCTACCGGAACCACTGCAACTCCAATTATAGCTGCTAGAATATAATGTCTGCAATTCTTGTCAAAGTTGCAACTCTTGTCGGTGCCCTGACAACGGGGTCGGCTGATGGGGTTGTGCTGCATGAGGGATTCCTCGTAGATGACGGAGCAGGGGGACACGAGTATTTTAGAAGTGTTACCGGAGGCACAACAGAAGCATTTAACGTTACAAAATAATGGCATACAATAGCACACACACAGGAGCAACAATAGACAGTGCAATAACCAAAGTTGCGGCTGCATCTGGGGCACTCATCGACGGGTCTGGGACAACGGGCAAGGTTCCTAAATTTTCTGGCACTAACACAGTAGCCGATAGCATTATTGCTGACGAAGGGACTAAACTAAATATTAGTGGAGATGTTGGCATAAATACCTCTCCAAGTTCTCATTTGCATGTACAGGGGGCTTCTGACCGCCCATTAATTGTTGAAAGTACGGATGCTTATTGTTTTCTTTCTTTGAATGACGATTCCACTAGTGCGCACACTGCTGTTATGCTCGGGGCACAGGGGGACGATCTTAGAATTGATGCAGGAGACTCAGAGAGGATTCGAGTGGAATCAAACGGGAATGTTGGGATCGGAACCTCTTCTCCTGGCAGTAAACTTGAAGTCAATGGAACAACAACTATTTCTGGGGACACAGTTTTAAATTCCGATTTGGAAATCAACGTTGCTGGTTCTTCAAACGGCAGTAAGGCCATTGTTATAAATAGCAGTGGAACTAACTTTGAATCTGATGATGGCATGATAAGACTTCTTCACCCAAGCACTGGAAGCGGTGCTTTGACGGGTGGGTATTTCATGAAATTCAATGCCAATAGCTCTGATAAGTTTACAGTTAAAGGTAATGGTGACACAGCTATTGCTGGAGCATTGTCTAAGGGATCTGGTTCATTTAAAATCCAGCACCCACTGGAATCTAAAAGAGACACTCACAGCCTCGTTCACTCCTTCCTAGAAGGTCCACAAGCTGATCTACTTTACAGGGGTCGTGTTGATTTGGTTGATGGTGTTGCATCTGTAAACATAGACACAGCGTCAGATATGACAGATGGGACATTTGTCCTACTTTGTCGTGACGTTCAATCGTTTACTACTAACGAGTCGGGGTGGACTGCTGTACGGTCTAGTGTTGAAGGCAATATACTTACTATTGAAGCTCAGGATAACACCTGCACAGATTCTATTAGCTGGATGGTAGTTGGTGAGCGTAAAGATCCGCACATGTATGAAACGGAGTGGACTGACGCAGATGGCAAAGTTATTGTGGAGCCTGAATTGCCAGAAGAATAATGGTAAACACTAACGTAAAGGTCGTTACGGTCGTTCTTAAATAACCTATGGAGTGACAGTGAAAGAAGTGATAGAAAGATCAGCTATAGGCATTCTGGGGTCAGGCACTGGCTTGGCCTTAGCAGAAACAAATCAAATATTGTCGGTGATAGCGTCTGTGTTCACTGTAATATTTATGGGTTTTTCTATCATAAAAATTATAAAGGATATAAATAAAAAATGAACGGCGAGCTAGTGGCAATGCTTGGAGGTGGCGTCACTGGATTTGTAATGAAATTAATTTCAGCACAAATGAACATCCAAGCAAATGCCATTCAGTCCATGATCAAAAAGCAGGGAGTATCAGATGTTTCAGCAGATAAGGCAGCACAAAGATCGGGAGAAAGCGGAGCGTGGGTGCGTAAGCTCATTGCTATGTGTATACTTTTCAGCGTCGTATTTGCTCCTTTCATCATGGCCTTCTTCGACATACCAGTAACAATCGAAGCACAGAAACTAGGCATCTTTAAATTTTTGGGAATAGGAGCAGATAAATGGAAAAACCTGGAGGGATTTGTTTTGTTACCTGAAGTTCGACAGGGCATGCTTGCTTTGTTGGGTTTTTATTTTGGAAGTTCACAAGTCAAATAACAAATATAGATATGTACGGGAAAAAGGGTGGCAAAACCAAGAGTTCGTCAAAGGGCAGAAAAGCAAAGCGTTAATCATGAGCGTTGTATCGGAATTGTATAAAGTTACTGTAGTGGGAGACGGGTCTACTCCGTCCATTGCCTACAACCGCAAGGTGTTTGCTTCTTCTGATATAAAAGGAATAAAGTATGACACAACCACGAACGTAGAAACAGCCTTAGTTAATGGGTCAGATTTTACTGTTAGCGGAGCAGGGAACGAATCCGCAAGTGTTACGATCACTCCTTCATCTGCCATACCGACTGGAACAAACTGGGTGATATACTCAGACCAGGGGTCCACACAGACTACAGACCTGCAAACCCAAGGGCCTTTCCCTGCAAATACAATTGAGTACATGTCGGACAAGCTCGCCATTGCTGCTCAAGAAGTTGATGGTAAAGCGGATCGTTCGTTAAAACTTCCAATTAGCGATTCAGCTTCTACAGACATACCAAACAAGACCGACCGAGCCAGCAAATACCTTGGTTTTGACGCCAATGGAGATCCCACTGCTTTAGCTGGCGGCACCGCAACTAGTGCTGGAGACATATCATATTTAGCAGCGGATTCTGGTGCCACTAGTCGAACTGTAGAAAATAAATTAAGAGAAGTCATATCGGTCAAAGACTATGGGGCGGTTGGCGATTTGGTGACAGATGATACTGCTGCAATTCAGGCAGCAATCAACAGTCTTCCCTCTACTGGTGGCGAAGTGTTTTTCCCCGCTGGAAAATACAAAGTAACTTCTACAATTACAGCGTCTGTAAACAATACCTCTTTTAGGGGGGTGGGCAACTCTGGTACACAGATTAGAAGTACCGTTTCAGGGAGTGCCACTCTTAAGATAGGAGATCACACTGGAAGTGATACTACTACGTTTAAACTAACTGGTATGCGAATCCAATATGACGGGTCCGTTCCACCAGCTTCAGGCACTATAGGTATTCATGCTAAAAACTTAACAGCTCCTGCACTGTTTGAAGATTTTGATATACAGAAATTTTATGATGCCTTTCATTTGCAGGCTACGTCCTTGCAAGGAAACATTTTTATTAGGGATTTTGTTTTCGGAAACAACGAACGGTATGGCCTGTACCTTTATGGCGGGGTTCAAGGAGTTTGGTTAAATACGGGCAAAATTTTTGCTAGGGACGACAGTGGCAGTCCTGCTTCTGGTTCTGTTGGCATTTATGCACAATACACTAATGGCGTTTACATAAACACTGTTGACTCCATATCAAATGACAGAGGTGTAGTCATAGCTCCAGGCGACGGCGAAACGGTACATTGGTTTTTTGCAGACACCCTTATTTGCGACACCAACACAAATGCTGGAATTGATGTGGTTTCGACTGGCACCTCTACGGTAAATGGGTTAATGTTCAACAATTGCTGGAGCAGCAGCAATGGCACTGGCATACACCTAAGAGGGTCGGGGGCGTCTGTTAGCGGAGTCCTTATTAATGATTGCACAATCATAAATAATGACAGAGAAGGGATAAACATAAATGGTGGTCCTACTTTATTTAAAAACATTAATGTAATTTCTAATCAGGTTTACTCCAACAACCAATCTCAAGCTGGTTTATCGGGGATTATTGTGGGTGCTGGAGTTTCTGATTTTCAAATTAAAAATAACAATGTTGGTGCAATATCATCTCACACTAATTATCAAGCATACGGAATTAGGGTAAACTCAGGAGCATCAAATAATTATGTTATTTCTGGGAATGTTTTAGAAGATAACGTTACCGACCGCATAAAAGACGATGGCACGGGTGCGAATAAAACAATAAAAGACAACCTTAATTATATCGCACCAGGTGAAGTTAAAAGATTAACTGGCGATCTTACGGCAGGGTCCACTTCAGATTTTTTGATGAATGTGCAGAACCCGTTTAACAGAAAGGTTATTGTATCTAGGTTAATTGTTTTTGTTAAAACTGCTGGCGGCACCGCAGGAAGTGAAGGCGACTTTGGGACTGCTGCATCTGCAAACACTTTGTCTACTAATCTTATAGATGGAGCAGACCTTAATGTTAATAATACTGGATATGATAACATAGGAAATGGTGGAGTCGGTGGCAATTCTGTTAAATACATGGACGCCAACGGGGGATCGCTTGATTACATCACTGGTCAAATTAAAGTTGCAAACGCAACATCATTGGTCGGAACCTATTATATTGAACTAATTGGTGCAGAATAATTTAAATGAGTGTATCATCAGAGTTGTATAAAGTAAATGTAGTTGGCGACGGGTCAACCCCTACAATTGCGTTTAACCGCAAAGTATTTAACTCAACTGATATTAAGGGGTTTAAGTACGACACTACCACAAACGTCGAGACAGCGTTGGTAAACGGCACCGACTTCACCGTAGCGGGTGCAGGGGACACGTCCTCTAGTGTTACCATTACTCCGTCTGCGGCC